GTCTAGGTTCGCGCGGGGGTATTGAAGATCGACCCACCCCCCACTTACCGGGCGGCGGCCTCGATCCGCTGTTTCTCGCTGTCGTGCCAGGCTTTCGAAACGGCCTGCAGGTTCGCGGCGGCCCAGAAGAGCCGCTCGCACCCGCGGTGCGGCACGATGTGGTCCACCACCGGGCTGTTCGGCGCGGGGTGCCGTCCGACGAGCATCACGCCCGTCGCCTGGCACCGCAGGCCGTCGCGCAGCAGCACCTCGCGCCTGAGCTTCTGCCAGCGCGCGGTCTTGTACCAGGAGCGCCACGGCTGCAGCGCGTCGCGCGTGCGGTTGCGCTCCTGCTCTCCGCCTCCGCTTGCGGGCGCCGGCACGCGCGCGGCCAGCGCGGCCACGCGCGGCGTCACCCGGCGCAGGCGCACGCTCAGAACTCCAGCAGAACCGCGTCGAGGCCGGAGCCGCTGGTGATCGTGACGGCGCCCACGAGGTAGGCCGCTATGGAACGCAGCGGCACCGCCACTTCCGCGCCGTCGGCGATGGAGCCGACCGCGTAGCCACCGGAAACGTCGACAGCGCCGATCCCCGCCACGGCCTCGGTCGTGGCATCCGCGCCCTCGATCACCGGGCTCACCGGGCTGCCGGTGTCGTTGCGCAGGATCAGCACCGGCGCCTTGTCCGCGGTGTAGGTCAGGCTGTCGGTGCCGTTGAGCGTGGTCACGGTCACGGCGCGCTTGCCCGCGCCCGTCATGTCGGTGGCAGTGATGGCAGGCATGGCCCGGCCTCCTCTCGCGATGTCAGGAGAAACGAGAACGCCCGGCAGGGCCTCTCGGCCGCCGGGCGCATCTCTGGATCATGGCAGGGTTCTTACTTGGGGTTGGACTAAGCGTCAACCCCCAAATGTAGCGAACCCTGCTAGAGGTAGCGGCGCATGGCATCGAGCGTGCCACGCAAGGCGTCCTGCACGGCGGCGGCGTTCTTGGCGCCGCTCGCCCAGCCGTGCCGCTTGAGCACGGTGTCGACGGCCTGCTGGCCGAGGCACACGCCGTCCACCAGCCCGCGCACGGTGATCGAGCGGCGCGCGCCCTCCTCGCTGCCGCGCTCCGAGGGGCGGATGCGACGCGGCTCCTTGGCGAGGCCCTGCGCGTCGAGCCACCGCTGGATCGCGCGCAAGCGGCGGATGTCGCGGACAGCGCGCTCGATCCACCCGCCCTCGCCGCGCGTGCCGCTCGAAAGGCTTTCCAGCGAAGCGAAGCGCACGCCGAGGGCGGCCACCCTCTCGGCCAGGGCAGCATAGGCGCGCCCGGCCTCGATCTGGCCGGGAGTGAAGATCGGCCCGCCGCTTCTCCCGCGGCGGTCGGCCTGCGCCTCCATCACGTCGAAGGCATCGCGCACCCGGGCCGCGCGGCGGCCTCGATAGCCCGAGGGGCGGTCGCGCGGGCCGGCCTCGGTCTGCACGGCCTCGCGGGGGGCGAAGGTCTCCACCTCGCCGCGCGCCGGAGCCACCGGGAGCTCGGGCCCGCATTCCTCCGGCGGGGTGCCGGCCGCAAGCAGCCGGGCGCGCTCGGCGTCGGCTGCGGCGCGGCGGTCCTTGAGCGTCTTTGCATCCTCCTCCGCCGGGCGGCGCCGCAGCGCCTCGCCATGCTCCCGCTTGGGATCGGGCGCCGAACGCAACTCAGGCACGGGCTTTTCGCGTATTTTGTGGCTCACTGCTTTACCTCCACCATATCTTGTTTTTGCTCTTGTTTCTGACGGGCTTGACGGGCTTGAAACCTTTCTTCACGGGCTTGAGATTTCAGAAGATCACCTCTCGCGAGGTGTAGAGAAAACAGAAGGTTACGCAGGAAAACGGGCCCGACGGGCCTGACGGGCTTGAGATTCCGACCTACGCGAGGAACTTTTTTCCGGACACATCTCCATCACAAAGCCAGCCCTCGCGCGCGCGCACGGGAGACTTTCCCAATCTCGGGCCCGTCGGGCCCGTCAAGCCCGGATTTTGCCGCAACCCATTGATTGCAAACGATCCCCCGCGCCCCCGCTTGCCGCAATCTCAAGCCCGTTGCGCCGATCTCCGGCCCGTCAGGCCCGCTTTTCAGGCCCGCCCAGCCATGAGCGGAAGCGGGCGTGAGCCCACGAGGGGCGCAACGAGGGGTGCGGGGAGCCATCAGAAGTCGCCACCGTAATCGTCCGCGGCCAGGCTGGATCGGCGTTCGCCGCCGCTCTCGGCCATCCGCCGGGCGAAAGTGTCGGCAAAGCGGATCCCGCGATATCCCGTCACCACGTTCTTGCCTGCGGCGAAGGTAAGCCCGCTCGCGGGGTGCCGCCAGCGGCCGGCCTTGTCCTTGAGCCGGAGGCTCACCGTGCGCCCGCCCCAGCGGGTCTCCCCGCGGTCCTCCAGCCAGAAGTTGAACGCCTCGATCAGCTCGCGCGAGGCGATGAAATCGGTTTCCTGCCCGCTCACGACGGTCGCGTCGGTCAGGAAGGTGCCCACGGGGTCGCTCTCGGCGCGGTAAGCGCGGGTGGCATCGAGCACGGCCTCGGGCTCCTGGAGCCCGCCCTCGAGGTAGTCGAGCAAGCCCTCGATCATCCAGTTGAGAATGCCCGATCGCTCGGCCCAGAGCTTCTCACCGAGATCGGGGTCGCGCTCCTCGGGCGGGATCTGCACGTCGAAGGGCACCAGCAGCACGCGGCGCCAGATCCCCTCGTCGGTGCCGCGGATCTCGGGCTTGTGGTTGCCCGAAAGCGTCAGCTTGAAGCGCGGCTTCACTTCCACGAAATCCGAGTGCAGGGCGCGCACCAGCAGCGGCTCGCCGCCGGTCAACTCCTTGATGATCCCCTCGCGCAGCTTCTCGCCCTGCTCCGGCTCGCTGGCGCGCACCATGCGGGCGCCCATGAGCGGCACGAGGTCGGGCGTGGCATCCCCGCCGCCGCGGCGCGAGGTGCCGGTCAGGCTCTCGATCTTCGCGGTGGCGGCATAATCGCCCATCATCCGGCCCATGAGGTCCATCAGCACGGATTTGCCGTTGGCGCCGTGGCCGTAGAGGAAAGCGAGCTTCTGCTCGCCGGTGAGCGCGGTCATGGAAAGGCCGAGCCAGCGCTGCAGGAATCGGCGCATCTCGCCCGAGGGCTGCACCCGCTCCAGGAAAGCCGTGAAGAGCGGGGCGCCGGCGTCGGGGTCGTGATCCACGGGCACGAGCTTTGTATGGAGGCCCTCGCGGGCGTGGGGCACCAGCTCCACCGCGGCGACGGGGGCCATGCCCTCGGCGCGGGTCTGGGTGAAGCGCAGCACGCCCGAAAGCGTGTTCACCTCCAGCGGCTCGGCGTCGAGCGCCTCCACCGTGCGCGCGAGATGCACGCCGGCCTCGGTGAGCATGTTGGTGATCGAGTTCGAATTGCCCGCCGCCTTCGCCGCCCGGCGGTGCTCGCCCCGGCGCTTGGACAGGCGGGTGCGCATCTCGCCGCAGGCGGCCAGCAGCTCGCGGGCGCGCACCAGTTCCGCCCGATCCTCGGGCGAGGGCGCCTCCAGCGCGGTCACCCGGCGCTCGGTGGCGCGGGCCTCGGGCTCGGCCGCGAGGATCTCCATCTCGGTGTCGGCGAGGCGCACGTGGGGCACCTCGCGCTGCATCCGCTCGCTCACGGTCTGGGCGCGGGTGCGCACGGCGATGCGGTCGTCGTCGCGCAGCCAGCGCAGCCCGTCCCAGATGTGCCAGCCCACGCGCGGCACGAAGATCGCGTCGGCGCCGTGGTAGAGGCGAAAGCGCGCGCCATTGCCGGTATCGTTGAGCGGAAGGGCGGCCGCCTCCCGTTCGGGCTCGGGCGAACCGTCCTCCGGCGGGGGCGGAAGCGCCCCGTCCTCCGGGGCGATCTGGTCGAACGGGTCGTCTGACATCCGGTCAGCCCATCCCCTTCGGAGGCGGGCGGCCCACGTGCCACTCCCGGCACACCGGGCAGCGATAGGCCGCCACGATCCGCCCGCGGGCGCGCATCCGGCGGGCAACCTTGCGGGCGCGGGCCGCGTCCAGCGCGTCCTTGCCCTGGCAGGCGGAGAGCACGCGGGTACGGCTCTTGCCCGCGCCCCAGCGCTCGGCCCCGCTCACCGGGTCGCCCTCAGCGTGCCCTCGGGGTCGGCGCGGCGCAGGAAGGCGCGGCGCGAGGCCGGGTCGAGTTGCCCCCAAAGCGCGGCCAGCGCCCGCTTGCGCGCACGCTCGGCCAGCCCCGCGCGGCCCAGCCGCTCCAGCGCGGCCAGCGCGTAGGATTCCAGCTCAGGAGGGCTCGCGGCATCGGCCCAGAGCGCGGCCTCGGCCCGCGCGCCCTCGAAAAGCGGGGCCTCGGGGGTGCCCGCGCCGAGGATGTCGAGCGCGCCGGCCAGGAACTCCAGCGCCTCGCGGCGCGCCCCCGCCTCGAGGCAGGCGTCGAGCGCGCCCGAAAGCCGCCCCACCGCGCGGGCCCGGCCCATCTTCACCGCCGCCTCCGTGGCGAACGCCTGCGCCGCCGCCTCCTCGGCCAGCGAAACCGTCGTGCTATCCATCGGACACCTCCGTGTTGCAGTGCTCGGCCAGCAGGCCCGCGATCCACCAGCGCGCATCGGCGGCGGCCGCGCGCATCTCGCCGCGCTCGCCCGCCTCGATCGCCGCGGCGAGCCGCGCTGCGAGCTTGGCCCTGTCGATCTCGTCACGCCCGGCCGTCGCCTCGGCGAGATCGCGCAGGCACTCCGCGATGATCCGGGCCCAGGCATCGGGCTCGGCCACCGGGGCCGCGGCCCAGATCCGGGCGCGCACGGCGTCGTGCACCTCAGCCATCGGCGCGCGCCTCCGGCGGCGCGGCGCGCTTGGCGAAGAAATCGGCCAGCCAGGCGCGGCCATCGTCCTCGGCGCGGCGCAGGGCCACGGTATCCTCGGCGCGGTAGGCGGCGCAGAGTGTCTGCGCGTGGTAGCGCAGGGCCATGTCGGGCTCGGCGGTGAGCTGCGGCGCCAGCTCCCCGAGGATATCCACGAGCAGCCCGGTGCGTGCGGCCGAGATGCGCCACGGCGCGATCAGCAGCGCGGCGAGCGCCGAGACGGTGCGCGCGCGCACGCTCATGCCCCGGCTTCCATCAGCGAGAGCAGCGGGCCGGGCGGCGGCGGCGGGTAATCGCCCACGCGGGTCAGCCGGTAGCGGCACGGGCCGATCCAGCCCAGCCGGGTCTCGCACGGCGCGCCGATCCGCCAGATCACCCAGCAATACGACTGGTTCGTGCTCGCCTGCGCGTCGAGCCTGTCGGCCACCATCGGCACGCGCTCGGCGAACTGCAGCACCGCGGCCGGCGGGCGCCGGTCGAAAAGATCCTCGAACCGGCCGATACCTTCGAGAAACTGCTGCTTGACGAGCAGCGCCACGCCCTTGCGGGCACGCTTCAGCGCGGTGCGCGCGAAATCCCCGGCGCAATTGAACGGCGGGTTCGTGATGATCCAGTCCGCGCGGAATCCCATCGCGGCGTCGGCGCCGTTCCGCTCTTCCGGCCCGATGAAATCGAAGGTGCCGGCCTGCCCCGGCCAGCCGCGATCCACGATGTCGGTGGCGCGCACCCCGGCAAAGCTCTCGGCCAGCACGCGGGCCATGTCGCCCTCGCCGCAGGCCGGCTCCCACGCCCAGCTCCGGCCGAGATCGTCCGTTTCGGCGAGCCGCTCGAGGAGCGCCCGCGTTGCCCAGGGCGGCGTCGGGAAGAAATCGAGCCCCTCGCGCGGGGTCTGGCGGATGTTGAGCACGCGTCCCGGCATCATTCCCCCTTCGGCCAGTAGGCCGCCTGCACCACCTCCGCCGGCTCGCCCGAATGCGCGAGATCGGCCACCAGCACCGCCTCGCAGGCGAACCACACGTCGAGCGCGCGCACTCCGAAGGCCCGGGCGATCTCGCCCGCCTCCGCGCCGGCGCTGGCCCGATTGAGCCATTCCAGGATCATCTCGTCCTCCCTCCGGCTCACCGGGCCGCCCGCAGGCGGTGCCAGCGGGCGTGCACCCGCTGCATCGGCTCGCCCCAGCGTTCGGCGAGGGCGGCGAGCTTCGCGTACCGGCCCTTGGTGGCCAGCACCGCGGCGTCGCGTTCCACGCTCCAGCCCGGCGGCGCCGCGGGGGGCGGCGGTGGCGGCGGCGAGGGCGGCGCGCGCCGTGCGGGCGCATCGGCCCAAAGCTCGCCGGTCTGCTTCCACGCGGTCACCAGCTTGGCCACGTGGCTTTCGGAATACCCGGTGGCCTCGGCGATTTCCCGGTACGTCTTCCCCTTGCGGGCCAGCGCGCGCATCTTCGCGTCGCGCGCAGCGGTGTCGGGGTCGCGCGGGCGCCCGGGCACCCCGCGCGGGCCGGGGTCGAACGGCGCCAGGCGCTTGCGCACGGCCGAGGCGCCCACGCCGAGCTCCCGGGCGCAGGCCGCCACGCTCATGCCGGCCCGGCGCATCTCGTGCAGGCGATCGAGGTCGATCACGCCGCGCTCGGGCACCGCTCCCGCCATGCCCCAGCGCGCCGCGTACTGGCGCACCGCCGAGACGCTCACCCCGAAGTGCCCGGCGCAGGAGGCCAGCGTCCAGCCGTCCTCCAGCAGCCGGCGCAGCTCGGAGCGCGAGATCGATCCCGAGGGAGAAACGGTGCGCACGGCCGAGCCCGAGGGCACCGGCGGCAGGTCCGGAAGTTTCTCCGCCCGCGCGCCGCTCATGCCGCGGCCACCAGCCGGGAGAACACGTATTCCGGCCCGAAGATCGCCTGCGCGTGCAGCAGCGCGCGCATGTTCGCGCCGGTCGAGCCGTGCCACCAGTTGCGCGCCGTCTTCTCGTCCACGTCGAAAACGAAGGCCACCTCGGTCGCGCAGCGGAAGTGATCGCGCAGAAAGCGCGACCAGCACTCCGGCGCGAAGCGGCGCAGCGCGTCCAGATCGACGGGCCGGCCGGAACATTCGCCGGAGCGCGCTCCGGCAGCATCCCCGGGCGACGGCGCCTCGCCTGGCGCGGTAGTCTTGGTGCATGACGCATCGTGCACGAGCACCAGCCGCATCGTCTTCCGGCCGCCGGCGGTCACGCCGCGTCCTCCGCCGGGCAGCCGGCCTCGTCGCGGGCGGCGTCGAGCAGCGCCAGGAGCCGGCGCACCTCGTCCCCCTGCGGGCCCTGCGGGCAGAGATCGCGGATCGCGGCGACCACGCGGTCGGCGCGGTCGAAACGCGCCTGACCGGTGGTCAGGAAATTGGCCACCCAGTTGTTGCCCACGCCGGCACGCCTCGAAAGGGCAAAAGCCGACAGGCCCGGCGAGGCGGCCAGCAGTGCGCGCACAAGCGCGCGGAGATGATCTGCATAGGTCATGAGATGACATTTACCCAGTATACCGGGATATTGCAACCAGTTTACTGGGCTTTCTATTCGGGAGCGCCGCAGCGCATGTGCGCGACATGACAACCGCTGCTACCGAATCGCCGCCGCCGCCAGCGCGCGGCCCCTCCGCCGAAGCCCGCCGGATTGCGGAACTACGTGAAAAGACAGGGCTGTCCGCAAGCAAGCTGTCGGAGCAAGCTGGCCTTGGGAAGAACACCGTCGGGCAAATCGAAAGCGGGCAGATCCAGCACCCCACCAGCGAGGCGCTGCGCAAGATCGCCGCCGTTCTGGGCGTGGCGCCCGGTTACCTGCTTGACGGCGAAAGGCTGAACTCCGGCGGGCCCGGGATGTCGGAAAGCAACGTGACGCCATGGACTCCGGCGCGATCGGGTGAGAGGCCCGATCTACACGAACGCCAGGCACGGCTGCCCGCGATCCTTGCTCCGCGCGCCGGCAAGGCCGCCCCGTTTCGGCTCGCCGCGGATCTTCCCGGCTTCAACCTCGAGGCTGGGGATGTGCTGATCATCGATTTGAAGACACCGGCCCAGACCGGCGATCTGGTGATCGCTACCGTCGTCGACATGGGCACCGCAAGCAGTCGGACAGTGCTGCGCCGATTCCTGCCGCCCTACCTCGTGCCGGCAGACAGCTCGCGCACCGGGGATGTTCTGGTGGTCGACGGTGCCCGCACCGTGGTCATGGGTCCGGTGATTGCCAGCTTTCGCGCGCCGCAGATTGATTAGCGCCGCAGCGCACCGGGCTCCAGAACGGGAACGGTAACCTCACCGGTTTCAGGAAAAAACACGCAGGTGTAGTGGTAAGCGCGCTCCAGCCCGTCCGCGCCGACGATCTGCATACGCTCGCCGAAGTAGAGCACGTTGCCGTTCGGCAGGCTCGTGTGATGCGATAGCCGCCCGATCCCGCGCCAGTTCCACCGCCCGATCGCCGAAGCCGCGGATTCGATCGCACGCCAGCACGGCGTTTCGGCCTCGTCGTACCAGTACGCTCCCCAGCAATCGTCAGGCGGCGCACAGTCTGCACGAGGCCCGGCAGACTGTTCCGGCGCCTCGGCCGCAGGATCGGCACCTTCGTCGCGAATGACACCGCCGCCGGCCGTGTCCTCCGATGGGCCTACCAAAAACGCCAGGGCAAGCAGCGCAACAGCGATACCGCCGACGATCATCAGGCCCAGTTTGAGCGCTCGAAGCATAAATTTCATGCGCTACCCCTAGCACGAATCCGCCGAAAATACCGCTGCGACATGCTTGCGCTCGGGCTACCGCCGGCGTTTCCCGGTTTACCGGTTGACATTCTCCCGCTAAATAGGGATGTTCCCGACAAACTGGGAACATGGAGACACCCGATGCCACTTTGGCCCCACGAAGCCCGCGCCGAGATCCGCCTCGAGGAGGCGGTTGAGATCGTCACGCACCCCGAGTCGCACGCCCACCGGGCCACCGGGCGCGTGCTCGCCTGGGCCGCGCTGCGCGCCGCGCGCGGCCTGCCCACGAACACCCTGCGCCTCTACCGGATGCAGCGGGCGGGGGCAGGGGCATGAGCTGCTCGCAGGCCACCCTCCGCGCGCAGGCACTGGCCGAGCTCGGCCACCTCGCCACGCCCGGCGAGCGCCGGGAATGGATCGAAAGCGCCTGCATCGATACCGGCGGCACGCTGATCCCGCCGGGCGCGGGCGGCTCCATGGGCTCCGCGCTGGCCGAGCTCGATCTGCTCGGCGTCTCCGCCCGCTCCGAGGCCGGCGCCCACGACAGCGAGGCCGATGCTGTCGACGCCGCGATCCGCGCATGGATGCAGGCCGCGCGCCGCACGCTGGAGGACGCCGCGTGAGCGGGGCGGTGCATCGTCGAGATCAGCGAGGTGACCGAGCCGTGATCCGCGATCCCCACACCGCAGCCCCCGTCTCCAGGCGGGCGATTCCCCCCGGCGAAGCCGCGCGGCCGGTCCCGGCTGCGGAACTGCGCGGCACATTCCCCCACGCGCCCCTGCGGCTGCTCCGGCAGTCGTGGGGGCCAGCCGGAGTCTGAGCGATGAAATTCGAAGTAGGCGAAGAATACCCGACGCGCGGCGGCGGCCGGGCGAGGGTGTTGCGGACGGACGACGACGACCCGGATTTTCCGCTTGAAGTGAAAATGATTGATGGCCCGAATGCCGGGAAAACGTGGTGGGTCACCGCTGGGGGCCGCTTCTTCAGTGATGGCAGAAAGTGCTCCCTCGACCTGATCGCCCCCGCCGACGCGGAGCCGGAAGCGCCGGCCAGCCCGTTCAAGGTGGGTGATGAGTGCTTGGATGGCAATGGACGCCGCGGGCGCATCGTGGCGATTGCCGAGGGCGCGGAGTTCCCGGTGGTCTGGCTGCGGAAAGGATCGAGTTTTGCCCACTGTTTCCGCCTCGACGGCACCGTGCCTTGGAACGGCCACCACCTCGTGCCCAACGCGCCGAAGCCGCGCAAGGTGGAGGGGTGGGCCAACGTCTACCAAGACGGCGAGCAAGAATACAAACTCGGTTACATGCGCGAGTCCCGCGCGGAAGCAGACGCATACGGCGACGGCCGCATCGCTTGCGTCCCCATCACCTTTGAGGTGCCGGAATGACCACTCTCTTCAAACTCACCGACGAGCACGGCTACACGCGGCAGGGCCATCCCAACGCCTTGCTGTGGGGGCCGGGCGTGACCCACACCGCCACCGGCAAGCGGCAGGAGCTGTGCACCGATGGTGTGATCCACGCCTACACCGATCCGCTGCTGGCGATGATCTTCAATCCGATCCACGCCAGCTACCACCCCGCTCGGCTCTGGCGCGCGGAGGGCGAGGTTATCGCATCCGACGCGCTCAAAGTGGGCGTGCGGTCGCTGACCGTGCTGGAGGAGATCGACCTGCCCGAGATCAGCACCGCGCAGCGGGTGCGGTTCGCGATCCTCTGCGCGTGGGAGGTCTGCGACGATCCCGCGTGGCGCCAGTGGGCCGAGCGGTGGCTTGATGGCACCGGCAGGAGCGAAAAGGCGGCGGCGTGGGCGGCGCTGGCGGCGGCGGCGGCGGCGCGGGAGGCGGCGGCGCGGGAGGCGACGGCGGCGGCGCGGGAGGCGGCGGCGCGGGAGGCGGCGGCGCGGGAGGCGACGGCGGCGGCGCGGGAGGCGGCGGCGGCGGCGGCGTGGGCGGCGCGGGCGGCGGCGCGGGAGGCGGCGCGGGAGGCGGCGCGGGAGGCGGCGCGGGAGGCGGCGCGGGAGGCGGCGCGGGAGGCGGCGCGGGAGGCGGCGCGGGAGGCGGCGCGGGAGGCGGCGGCGGCGGCGGCGTTGGGAAAACCGCTCGGTCTGGCCGCCATCGCTCGCCGCGCGATGCAGGAGGAAAGCTGATGGACCCTCACACGCACCCGATGACCCGCCCGACGATCTCGGAGCACCTGGACGCCCGCGAGGCCGAGCGCCGCCGGTGGAGGCGCGCGCCCGTGGTGGAGCTGATTGGCCTTGGCTTCGCGCTCGCGGGGCTGGGGCTGGCCGGGATTATGGCAATTGTGGGGGCGAGGTGATGGTCTGTTTCCGCGACCAAACCTTCTGCGCGTCCGATTGCACGAATAGCCGTTGCCATCGCTATTTCGGCCCCGATGACCGGGTGGCGGCGCGGACTTGGTGGGGCAGCCCAGGCGCCCCGATAGCGTGGAGTGATTTTTCGGAGGGGTGCCCGGACTACCAGCCCCCACCGCAGGATCAAGCCGAGAAGGAGGCGGGGTGATGGCTGGCGGATGTGTCGACGGCCGCCAACGCGTCGACCCTACAGCAATCCACCAATCGCTTGCTGAGCATGGCGTGGCCGTGGTGGGTCTCGTGATCCTGAGGAAGATTGCCGAGGCGGCTGACCAAGCTGACCCTGATGATGGCGTGACGATCCGTGGCGCAACGCTCTACGACATCTTGGTCTGGCTGCGCGCCTACGAGGAAGCTGTCGAAGCGGAGCCCGACGCATGACCGCCCCCGCTGCGATCCTGACCGCCCGCGCGGAGGCCCGCGAGAAGCTGGAGCCGGTGTGGAGCCGTCTCGAGGACGACGGGGCCTCATAGGTGGTGTCGTTGCTACGATACCACGGCGGGAAGGTCCGCTTGGCCCGGAAGATCGTCGGCCTTTTCCCGGCCCACGAGACCTACGTCGAGCCCTTCGGCGGCGGTGCCGCTGTTCTTCGTGCGAAGCCGCGTTCCCGTCTCGAGGTCTACAATGATCTGGACGGCGAAATCGTATCGTTTTTCCGCGTCCTGCGAGAGCGCCCGCTTGATCTCGCAAAGGCCGTGACCGCGACACCATTCGCGCGCGCCGAGCACGTGGAAGCCTACGAGGCCTCCGAGGACGCGCTCGAGCGGGCGCGCCGCCTCCTTGTGCGATCCCATTTCGGCCACGGAACCAAAGGCCTTCACGCCCGGACAGGCTTTCGCGCCGCCGGCATCCGGGCGGGCACGTTGCCTGTCCACCTGTGGGCCGACTTGCCCGCTGAAATCCTGGCGGCGGCGGAAAGAATGCGCGGAGTGGTGATCGAGCAGCGTCCGGCGCTGCAAGTGATGGAGGCCCACGACCGCGAGGGCACGCTCCACTATGTCGATCCTCCATATCTTCACGAGACGCGCGGCCGGCATCGCTACGCCGTCGAAATGTCCGCAAAGGACCACGAGCGCCTTCTTGAAGGGCTTCTTCATCTGCGTGGCCATGTTGTCGTCAGTGGCTACGGCTCGGTGCTCTACGACGATGCGCTTCGGGACTGGCGGCGCATCGAGCTTCGCACTCACGCCGACCGCGCGCTGCCCCGTATTGAGGTCATTTGGGCCAACTTCGAGAACGCCGGCCCCCTGTTTGCCGGGGGCGCAGAATGACCGCCCCCGCTGCGATCCTGACCGCCCGCGAGCAGGAGCGCGACACGCTGCGCGCGCTGGTGGCTTGCGAAACCAGCGGCCAAGTGCGGCGGCGCCTGCGAGCGAAGGGATGGGATGCGGTCTCGGTCGATCTTTTGCCCGCCGATGACGGAGAGGCGGAGCATCACATCGTCGGGGATGCCCGGCCATGGCTGCGCGGGGCGCCTGACGGGGAGCCGTGGGATTTGCTGGTGGCGCATCCGCCATGCACGCGGCTCTGTAACAGCGGCGTGAGGTGGCTGGCCGAGCGCGACCTGTGGGACGACATGCGGGAAGGCGCGGCATTTTTCTTGGAGTGCCTGAATGCCACCGCGCGCTTCGTCGCCGTCGAGAACCCCGTGATGCACAGACATGCCCGCGAAATCGTCGGGCGTGGCCCGGATTTCACGGTGCAGCCTTGGCAATTCGGCGATGATTTCAAGAAGCGCACCTGCTTCTGGACGCGCGGCCTGCCGCCGCTGCTGCCCACGTCAGACCTGGATGGCTCTACTGCTGCGGCCGAAGTCCATCGCGCGCCGCCGGGGCCGGATCGCTGGAAGAAGCGAAGCGCGACCTATCCGGGGATCGCCGAGGCTATTGCGGACCAATGGGGCGGCTACATCGCCCGCGAGCAGGAGCGCGACACGGCGCTCGGGCGGGCGCTGATGACACACACAGGAGATACGAGATGACCCTGCTTACTGACAGCGCGCCGAAGGCTCGCAAGCACCATCGCTGCGACGACTGCGGCGGATGGATCGCGCCGGGCGAGGTCTACCGGCTATCGAAGATACAGGATGATGGGACGGTCTACCCGTGGCGTCAGCACCTGGACTGCTTCGCAATGGCCCACGATGTGGACGTGGCAGAGGGGAACTGGTGCGAAGGCGGCAGGCCCCCACTTTGCCAAGACGAAGGCGTCCTCGAAGAACTCGATTCGTGGCGCGGGTGCTATCCGCACGTCGTCTGCCGGATCGAGCTACAGCAGCAGCTTTATGAGGCGCGGCGTGACTAGCCCGCCGCCCTTCACGCGCTGCGCGTGCGGCGCCGTGGCCATGCGCAGCGGGCCGGGCGGCTGGTGCTGCGATAGCTGCGGGAGGCGGAAGTGATGACCCGCCCCGCGCCCGCGTTCGTGCCGAGGCTTCTGCCCGCCCCGGCGGCGGCGCACTATCTCGGCGTGAGCGTGAGCACGTTGCGCGGCCTGCCGATCCCGCGCAAGGTGCTTGGCGGCAAGCGGCTCTATGATGAGCGCGACCTGAGCGCCTTTGTTGATGGGCTGCCGGTCGAGGGCGAAGGGGCGAACTCATGCGACGAGGCGTTCGGGGTCTGATGGGCCGCCCCTATCTCACCAGCACCACCATCAATGGCGTGACCTACTGGTATTTTCGCCGGGGCGGGCCAAAGATCGCGGTCGGGAAGGAAGGCCGGGGGCATAAGGAAGGGCCGGGGCATCCGGATTTCGAACGCCGCTACGCCGAGCTTCTGGCAGGCGTGCCGCCGAAGCCCACGAGGGCGCAGGAGGGCACAATCGCCGCCGTGGCCGAGGCCGTGAAGCGGGGCACCGGCTGGCCCGCCTTGTCGGCTGGATACCGCGCCGCCATGGCCCGCCACCTCGATACGATCTGCGAAGCCTACGGGAGCGCCCGCATCGCCGATCTGCGCGCCCGGCACCTGCGCGCCGATGTCAGCAAGCTGGAGCCCCACGCCGCCAAGGCCCGGCTCAAGGCGTGGCGGATGCTCACCCGGCTCGCGACGGATCGGGGCTGGCTGGTGGAAGATCCCGCCGCCCTCGTGCGACCTCCGAAAGCCCCGCGCAGCGCAGGGCACGCGGCGTGGCCGGTCGAGGCGATAGACCGATACCGCGCCCGGTGGCCGGTCGGCACGCCGCCCCGGCTCGCGATGGAGTTTCTGTATTGGACAGCCGCGCGCACGGTGGACGCGGTGACCCTGAGCCCTGCCATGATCGACGCGGGCGGGGTGCTGGTGTTCCGGCAGTCGAAAACGGGCGGGCTGGCCTATGTGCCGTGGTCCGCTCCGCTGCCCGCATGGGCCGAGGGGTTCAAGGCGGATCGCGCCGAGCTGCGCGCGTGTCTGCGCCCGGGCGTGTTCACGTTCCTGGAAACCGGCGGGAGGGTGCGCAGCGTCAAGGGGCTGTCGAATCTCGTGTCACGCGGTGCGCGCGGGGCAGGGCTGGAGGGGCTGACGGCGCACGGGCTGCGGAAGGCAAGGCTCACTCGCATCGCCGAGGCCGGCGGATCGGCCCATGCAATCATGGCATGGGGCGGGCACGCCACGCTTAAAGAGGCGCAGGCTTATGCCACCTCGGCGCAGATTCGGGGGCTTGTGATCGGAACAGAACAGGACCGGAACAGTGCCAAATCGCCATCCCTTAGTGCCAAATCGGGGAAAAGGTGATGGATTATCAACCGCTTGCGGGAATGGTGGCGCGCTGGGGAGGACAGCAACAAACCGGCACGATCAAAGGCTTACGGTGCCAAATGGCATGAGAGCCCCGTAATGCGAATCAATGGGCTGCAGGCCGGAGTGCCAAATCGAAAAAGCGCACCGCCCCGCTTGACACTAGGGGCCACTGCCCCTATATTGATTGGCACAGGGGCACGGAGCCCCGCCTGCAAAGGAGACAAGCAGATGACCGCCTATACCACGAGAACGAGCGAGCTTGGCGAGGTAACCTTCACTGCGCCTGCGGCGACTGAAAACCGCGCCGGCTATGTGTGGATAGAGTCCGAGCATGGGTATCCCGCGCGCGACCGTCGCCAGATTTGCTACGGGGGCGACTTCCGGGGCAACACGGTGACCGCCACGACAGGGAGCCTCAAGGCCGACGCGCAAGCGTGGCTGCGCGCGCGCCGCCGCTATCTGAGGAAAAATGGGCTTGCCTAAAATGACCCCAACCGAGATCCGCGAGGCCCGGCGCGAGCTGGGCCTCACGCAAGGGCAGCTTGCCGCGCTGCTAGACACGGACCGGCAGTCGGTGCTGCGCATGGAGCTTGACCCCAGCGCTTCCACATTCCGCCGCCCGGCGCCGCGCATGGTGCGGCTGCTGCGCGCCTACTTGGACGGCTACAGGCCCGCCGACTGGCCGGAGTGCCAAATCGAGAAGGAGAACGACGGATGAGTGAACAGCACATTCAAAGCGTTGAACCGCCGGGGCATATCGGACTTGTCAGTGACGGATTGGGCATGTGGGCCTTGTGGTCGCTATCTGCAGGAGACGACCCTCAAAGTGCCGTTCGCTACGTCCGCGCCGACATTCACACCGCCGAGATCGAGCGCCTAACCCGCGAGCGAGACGAGGCGCGGGCGCGGGCGGCGGGGGCGTATGAGGCAGCGGCACAAATCTGCGACGACGTGGGCGCCGAGGATGCGGCCCGCGTCATCCGCGGCGTGGTCAGGTCCATCGATGAAGATGCTCTTGTCGCCGCCGACGAAGACGCGATCGAGCGTGCGAAGCGGGAGGAACGGGAGGCGTGTGCGAGGGTGGTGGAGCGCTTCGCCGGTCACGCCGACCGCCAAGCCGAAGTGGACGACCCGATGAACAAAATTCTTTCCAAGTCCGATGCCCGGAGGCTGCGCATCGTCGCCGATGCCATCCGCAAGATGTGGGGGCGCGACGAGAAGGCCGCCGAACCTAAGCCGCCGTCTGAGTGAACCGCACGCGCGGCTTCTCCGGGGCGGGCGGCTGCTCCAGCGCCACGTCCAGCCGCTCCTTGAGCCCCCACCGATCCGAGACCACGGCCAGCCATTGCCGCGGCACGTCGAACGCGGCGCGGATGCCGTTGCCGAACTCGGAATAGCCGGGCACCGAGCCGTTGGCCAGGATGCCCGGCGGCTGCGCGCTGGTGTGATAGTGCCCGATGAGCTTGAGATATGGCGCCATGCCGGCCGAGCCGTATTGAAGCTGCACCTTGTTGCCGCCCCGAATGATCGGGAGCACCGGCCCGGCGAACCCCTGCCCGCCGCCGGTGCCCATCTTGTCGCCGTGCGTTACCAGGATCGGGCGGTTGTAGACTGGCAGAAGCGCATCGGGGCCGTCCGCGATCTGGATGCTCACGCGCTCGTCATCGGCGAAGTCCTTGGCCACCAGCCGAGCGATCATCGTGTCGTAGGAGAGCGCGCCGTATTTCTTGGCCGTGGGCTTCCGGGTGGTGCGGCCATGATTCCCCGGCACCGCCATGACGTGCACCTGCCCGTATTCTTCGAGAAGCTGGCGCAGGCAGGCGACGTGCAGCGCCGCCGCACCTTCGACCTGCTCAAGGCTCGTGAGCGCGTTCGTCTCGCGGAGCTCGTCGTGGATGTCGCCGCTGATCTCGTCGCCGCCCATGGTGTAGAGCACGCCGTCCACGGTGGTGCCCGCCGTCCAGCGCCGGCCGATCTCGCAGGCCGCGTCCATGAACCGCTTGACGCGGCGGGCACAGACATCCGGATCGTAGCGGTTCCAGCCGTTGATCTCGGTAGGCTGGATCACCTCGCCGTAGTGCCGGTCGGAGTTGTGGACGATCAGCGTGGCGCGGCCGGGGCCGCCGGTGCGCGGCTTCCACGCCCATTCCGGCGCGCGGATCGTGATGCCGTCCAGCCCGCCGAGCTCAGACACCAGCCGCTGCATCTCGCCGATCTCGCGGGCCTGCTTCTGCGCGCGGCGGCGCCAGAACGCGGCGTCGTGCTGGTCGATCGGCTGGCGATCCGGCTGTGGCCTGGCAGCCTTCATCGCCTCGAACCCTGCGCGCACCAGCTCGGCGCGTAGCCGCTGCGCCGTGGCCGGATCGCAGCCGAACTCGGCGGCGACGGCCGAGGCGGTGCGCTTGCCCGCCCCGTCTGCGAGGGCCTGGGCCAGCTCCAGCTTTTCGGCTGCGGTGAGGTGGCGCCCTCTCACGCGGCCCATGTCACAGCGCCTCGCCGCGCACCGGCTGATACCACGCCCAGCCGTCGCCGCTTGCCATGACGCACGACACGCCGGTCGGCGTCTCGAACACCAGCGTCCATGTGCCGGTGTCGGGGTTTGCCCAGGTCTGCACCTGCGCGCCGTTGGGCGCGGGCCCGGTGCTGACCAGGCTCTGCCCGAACTGCGAGTCGAGGATGTTGGCGAGGTCGGCACGCTCGACGCAGACTTGCGCGGATGCGGCCACGGGCATACACACCGCGAGCGCGGCGGCTAGTCGTCTCATAGCAAAATCTCCTGAGAATGAGCGGCGAGGGGTGGCAGCCCCGTGCCGCCGCGTTATTCGCGCGGCTCACCCATCGACATGGCAAGCCGCTGTTGCTCCCGCTGCGCTGTCACGGCCTGCTGTAGCTGCCACGTCAGCACGCGGATCAGGTCGGCCTGCGCCTCGATGCCCATGGCCACTTGTTTGGCCATTTGATCGGAGTGCGCCCAGCGGTCGCGTGGCAAGCCCTTGCGCCGCCTCCGAGCGTATTCGGTGGCCGCTTCGATGTCCGCTTTGTGCGTCTCCATGATGTGCAGAAAGTCGTCCATCGTCATAGGTTCATGGCCTCTTGCTTTGGTTGCGGCGGCGGTGCCAGATCAAGGCGCGGCTGCGCCATTTCCTTTCGGATGCGCTCGCAGGCGATGTCGAAATAGTCGGGGTCCAACTCGATGCCGATGAACTTGCGGCCCTCTCGGACGCAGGCAACGCCCGTGGTGCCGGAGCCCATGAAGGGGTCTAGGATCGTCTCGGCGTCGGGCAGGAAGCCGAGGCACCATTGCATGAGCGCGATGGGCTTTTGGGTGGGGTGTTGCTTGCCGCCGTCCATGTTCATCGGTCGAAAAACGAAACGGCGGGCAACCATGTCGAGATTGGTCCACGCCATCTCGAAGTCCGCAAAATCGCGTCCGGGGTTGTTTTTGCCCCAAACCAACGGGGCACGGGTCGGCGGGAGGTCAAAATAGTTGCCGCCCCAAACGATCATCGGCGTCTCTTCGCGGCGCCAAGCGTGGATCAGCGCGGCGGGCGGCGGGGCGTTGTCCCAATCTTTGCCACCCATGCCACGCGATACGGCAAGGCGGTTCGATTTCGTTACACCAATCCCATACGGCGGGTCCGTCACCACGGCGTCAACGGCACCGAGCGTCGGCAGCACCTCAAGGCAATCGCCCTGATAGAGCACATGCGGCCCGATTTCGACGCGCCGCACCCATGGTTCCGTCATCGCTTCCCCCTCACTCTCGCCCACCACACGCGGAGCCTGACCTCCAGCCAGTGAAACCGCCGCATGTTCGAGAAGATCGGCTGGGCGGTCCTGCCGAGCCGCCAGTCTTCGCTTGGCGAACGGTTGATGTTGCAGAGCGTCAGGCCGCGATACCGCAGGCGCGCGTGGTTCCGCCGCCGCCCGTCATGGGCGACGAAAAGGATTTCCACCACCCCGGAGCGCAGGGCCGCGCGCAACTCGCGCTCGCCGCCGACCATCTCCCGCGCCAGCCCGAGCGCGTAGCCGTCGCAGTCGTCGCGGATCGCCATGCCGGGCACACGCTTCGGAATGCCCCACACCTCGGCATAGCCGCCTGTCACCTTGTCGGGCGTCCAAACGAAGCCCTCGGCCCACGCCTTCGCGATGCCGATCTCGGCAGGCGTCCAGACATCGCGGGCGGCGGAGAAGTTGAAGGTCATCAGCCGATGTCCGGGCCGCGGTTCACAAGCTGATAGCTGGTGCCGCCGTCTGTGGTCACAATCTCGAACGCCGCCTTGCGCTGGTAGGCGGGTGGCACGATCACTGGCGCCTCAAGCGCCGCAGGAAAGTTGATCGTGGGCGTGCGGGCGAGGCTGTATTGATACACCGTATCTGTGGTTTGGCCCACCACCCAGAAAAGCGTCCCATCGGGATGAATGAAAAGCCCATGCGGGTTAATATCTTGCGAGCTCACGGACACGGCGCCGACATGTGTCGCCGTCGAAATGTTCCATGCGGTGCCGAGTGTGAACTTGTTAACCTCTCGGCCGTCAGTGCCGACAATAAACATTTCAGTGCCATCAGGCCGAAAATGCACTTCTTCGGGGTCGCCTTCTTGTAAAGATACAGAGAGCGTCCGAACGAATGACGCGGTGCTGACGTTCCAAGCGGTGCTCAAATCGTATTCGTGCACGTCGCTGCCGCCGGTAATGTACATTTTGGTGCCGTCAGGTCTGAAAAATAGCCCGGACGGCGCAGTGCTTTGGCTGCTCACGCTGAAATTGCGGACGTAGCTGGCGCTGGAAACGTCCCATGCCGTCGAGAGCGAATACTCGTTCACGTCGTCGCCCGAAGATCCGACGATATACATCGCCGTGCCATCGGCCTTGAATGCCAAGCCCGTGGGAAGGCTTTCTTGTGAAGAAACTGAAAACGAATGAACAAACGACGCCGTAGATATGTCCCATTTTACGGACAGGTCGTATTGATTCACATCGTCTCCCCCACCGCCTGCGATATACATCTTTGCGCCGTCGTCTCCGAAAACAACATCGGTGGGCTGCAATTCCTCAGACGCAATGCTGAGACTCACGCCGCTATATGCCGCCACGCCAAAATTCCAGCCATCGTCCCAATCGTGCTTGATAATCACGGTGGCGCGGTCCACCGTGTCGGGATTGGAAAACACGAAATCCGTGGTCTGCTGCGATAGCGTGATCGTGAAAATGTCACCGACGCTGAAATCGACGGTCTGTGTCGCGCCGGTCAGGTTGGCGGTGGTGAGCGAGCCACTCGCCTCGCTTTCCTTCGCCATCGCCTCATACGTCCCGGCCCCGGTGCCCACGGCGAGGCGGTCTTCGTCGGTGATGAGATACGGCTCGCCCGCCGCCAAGCCGTTTGAACCGGCGGCGCTGTCGATCTCGGCGCGGGTGCCGCGCTTGACGCGGAGAGGGGTCGCCATGGCTCAGAACGTCCCCCCGTCCAGCGTCACGCCCGAGATCGTGCCGCCGGTGATGTTGACGCTGTTCGCGGCTTGGGTGGCGATGCTGCCGAGGCCCAGTGTGCCGCGTGCGGTGGCCGCGTCGGCGTCGTCCAACAGGGTCCGCGCGAAGGCGGTAAAGCCCGTGGTGGCGAAGCTGTCGGCGCCGTCCGCGTAGATCACCTCATTCGCCGCGACCGTCACGCCCGCCAGCGCGGTCAGCGTGGCGTCGAGGCCCTGCGCATCGGTGATGCCATAGCCCGCCAGCGTGGTCGGGTTTGTGCCCGCGGTGACGCGCCCGTAGGTGTCCACCGTCACGCTGCGATAGGTGTCGGGGCTTACCGCCGTGGTGGCAAGGTCGATGCCCGAGGCGCCCACCGTGATCCGGCCGGAGTCGACGGTCTGCACCGAGAACTCCGAAGAACTGAGAACAAGCCCGTCGCCGGCGGTGTAGGTCGTGCCGCCGCCGAACACCGAAAAGGTCAGCGACGTGGTATCGAGCGTGATCGCGCCCGTGGTGGTCAGGACGAACTGCTTGCCGCCGCCGGCCGTGCCTTCCTCCACGAAGGTGAGCGCGCCGCTGGAAACGTCCGCATCGCTGTCGAAATCGCTGGCCCGCGGCCAGGACGAGGCGTCGGCGATGTAGATGCCGTTGGCGCTGCCCGTGGTCTGATTTTTCACGAGCACCCGGTCGCCCGCCACCACCGACACGCCGTCGATGGTCTGCTCGCCACTGAGAGTGATGTTGGCCGTGGTCGCCGCCCGGCAGGATGCCTTGAAGTCCAGCCCCGCGCTGATCCCGTCCACATAGGCTTTCGTCGCCGCGTCGGAATTGGCGGTCGGCGTGCCCACGTTGGTGATCCGATAGCCGTCGAAGCTGATGTTGCCCACCGGCACCGTCAGGTCGGAGAGGCTGTGGGTGTGATCCGCGTCGGCCTTGGCCGAGCCGCCGAGCGCGACAACTGACGTGGCATCGCCCTCGCCGTCGTCGCCATACCCGCCGTAGAGAATGCCCTCGTCGGGGTCGCCGCCCATGTTCCAAGCCAGCTCGGCGGTTTTCAGCGCGCTCGGCGCTCCCGCCGCGCCGGTCACGCGGCGCTTGATCCGAATATCTGCCATATTTCAATCCTCTAGAAGTTGCCGCCGTCCACGACTGTGCCAAGATCGCCCGCGTCACCCGGCGGGCCTTGCGGGCCGGGCACGCCGCCCAGCTCCACCACCTGCACGCCGGTTGCGATCTCCACCGCCACCCCGGCGGCTGTCTCCACGATGATCGCGCCGTCGCCGGTCACGATCTCGATTTCCTGCACCCCGCTCATGCGAGCCCCCGCGTAATCGGGTCGTCCACCGGGATCGTGAGCCGGAAGCCCATGTGGGTGTCGGGGTCGGTGTCGGTGCGCACCATGTCGAACACCACCGTGCCCTCGGCCATGGTGGCGGTCTCGGCTGCGGGGATCTCGATATCGACGTGCTCCGCGTCCACCCGCGTGATCTCGCCGTCGGCGGTGGTGAGCGTGGCGAGGATGTCCGCTGCGTCCTCGGTGGCGCGCACCTGCCCGGTGAAGGTCGCGCCCTCGTCCACCGCGAGCTTGAGCCGCAGGCGATAGGTGTAGCCGCGAAGGATAATCGGGCCGTTACGGCGATAAACGGTCATCGCATTCGCGCTCCCATGTCAGGTTCGTTTGAAAGTCGCGGCGCAGGTTCCACGGCGCGTGCTCGGCCCGCCAGTCGATCTCGGCCTGCGAGAAGCGGCGGGGCTCTTCCACGTCGCAGAACTCCACCCCGGCGTAGATCACCGTGGGCTCACGGGCGCAGCCAGCCAGGAGGCACGCGGCGCAGATCGTCGCTGTCCATATCGTCCACTGTGCGGTCACTCTGCCGGTCCCTTTCGATAGCGCCGAGCCGCCCGGTGCAGCTCGCCAATTCTGCCCTGAGCGCCGCAGCCTCCGCGCGCAGGGCGGCCGTCTCGCGGGCCTGCCACGCGAAGCCCCCGGCGAAGGCAATCGCCGCGCCGAGCGCCACTGAGGCCGCCGTGCGCCAGATCATGTGCGGAGCGTCCGGAGCATCACCACCGCGAGCACCAGCGCGCCAGCGACGATGCACGCGGCCACCGCATACTGAATCGCCTCGCTGTCCGTCGCGACGAGCGCCGTCGCGAGGCCGCCCGCGCCGGTAAGCGAGCCGAGCGCGCTCTTGTTCGTGGCAAGGTCGCGCAGCACCGCGCTTGCGCGTTCCTCGCCCGGCGGGGCCTTGGCCGTGGCGTCTGCGCCGGGGCGCGGGTCGGGGATGCCCCCGACGCCTTGCGCGATCCACACCGCCCTGTCGATCACGCCCGTGTCATTGAACTGCACCCCGGCGCGCATCCCCATCACGCGGCGCGTCCAGCCCTTGCCGAAGGTGGGCCAGTGACGGAGGCGGCGCAGGAACGCCATGCGGCGTGCGCACAGGCTTTCGATCAATGCGGGCACGTCGCGGCCCGCCAGCGCGCCGAGGGTTTGCTGGCCGATGATGCCGTCTGCCGTGACGCCAAGCTCGCGCTGGAGGTCGCGGGCGGCGCGGGCCGGGCCGCTGTTCACGGCGTAGTCGAACACCGCGTAGTCGAGCCCTGCGGGCAGATCGTCGCCGCGCACTGCGTTCCAGTATTGGCCCCGGTAGATCGTCGCCACCTCGTCAGATGTGATGTTGGCGACGGGGCGGTTCGGTGCGCCCTTGGCGCGCAGGTAGCCGGTGAAGGTCGCCTGCGTCACGCCCATGTTTGTCGCGCCGCCGGGGTCTTCGGGGTGGTGGACGTAGCCGCCCTCGTGCGCGAGCACCCACGGCATCACGCGTTCGAATGTCTCTCGCATCGGTGTCTCCTAAAGCGCCTCGCCGGTGGTGATCCGAATTGCAATCGCCACGATCACGCCGCCTGCGGCCATCGCGCCCATGGCGATGGTGAAGATGGTTCCGATCCAGCCGCGTAGCGAATTGGCGTCCTCGATCCGGGTCTTCGCCGTTGCCCGGTCTTCGGCCTGCCCGAGCGCGTTGCTCTCCACCACGCTCGGCAGCCGCTGAAGGTGCTTCATGTCCGTTTCGATCCGGGCCATCCGGTCGGCGAGCTTGGCATCAACAAGCGATTGCGTGTGCGCCTCGATTGCCGCGAGCCGCTGCAAAATCCGGTGTTCGTCCGTCATGGGCCGCTCCTGTGGTGTGTGGCGCGGCCCATGCCGCTTTCAGGCTCAGTCGTCCGGGTTTTCGTCGCCGTCGTTCGCGAAGCCGCCCGGCGCGCGGGGCGGGCTGTCCTCGCCGTTGTCGCCGTCGTTGTAGCCGCCGCCGCCGCTCGGGGGCTTCGGGGGCAGGCTGCTGCCGTCGTCGCCGTCGTAGGCACCGCCGGGGCCGGAGCCCACACCGCCGCCGGGGGCGCTGCTGTAGCCGGTCGCCGGGCCGGGATCGAACACGTCGCCGGGGCGCGGGTCGCCGGGCTTCCACTCGGGCGCGGCGGGCGCGGGCTCGCTGCCTTCGTCGCCGTCGTTCGCCAGCGCGGCGCGCACCGGGGCCGCCGGGGCGGGGTCGATCACCGCCGTGACGGTGGCGCGCGGCGTCGGTGCGGGGCTGGAAGCCGGGGCCACGGTGTCAGGCTCGGTGCCGACATTGGCGCCAAGGCCGGAAGGGGGCGAGCACGCCGCAAGCGCGCCCGCTGCGGCAAGCGCCGCGCAGGTCAGAAAAAGTCGCATATCAAGCTCCTGTAGGGGTGTTTTCGTCGTGTGGTGCGAGGGCGCGCGGCCCCCTATTCGGGCGGATCAGGCCGCCGGAATGCGGATGGTGTGGGCGATGAAATCCTCGGAATCGCCGCTGCCGGAGCCGTTGTCGGCAAAGATGTTCGGCATCGAGTTGGCTCCCGCGGAAGCAACCTTCCAGACTGCCGCTGCTCTGTGTTCGTTGCGCTGACCGCGCACGATGGAAGAAACGCCTGCGTCGAGATCTGAGGTGCTCCCGTAGAGGCCGTCTATTGACGAAGCGAAGCCAATCACCAGATCGCCCGCAGCGAAACCGGCGAGTGAAGGGCCATCCACCGGAATATTAGTCTGGAAAACATCATATGTCGTGTGCGCCTCGGCCATGCCCACGACATTCGCGCCCGAAATCTCCACCAAGATGTTGATGTCAAGGCTGCGGTCGTAACGCATGGAGGCCGTCGTGCCGGTTGCGTATCCGGCGCGGATGATCGTGCTCGGTCCGTTGTCTCCGTCTGCCGAGAATGTCGCCGAGAACCCGGAAAAGCTCAGTGCGAAAGTTCCCAGGCCCGCATCGGCTGCCCCAAGCGCGAGAATTAGGTTGCCGGGGGTGACGCCTGAAAGTGTCACTGTGTCCTCTTCCCCCACCGCCGACTGCACGATCACCGGGGGGCGCTTCCCGCCGCCCGCCACCACCGGGCCGGGCATGATGATTCCGGGCAGCATCATTGCTCAAGCGCCCCGCCGGCGACGATCACCTCGCCCGTGGCCGAGCCGGTCAGCACCAGCACCGCAGGCGCCGTGTCCGTCACCGCCACCGTGGGCAGGCCGCCGCCCGCGCCGAAATAGTGCGTCCCGAAGGTGATGGTCCGCTCGGTGCTGGTGCTCGAAACGATCCGCACCATGATCGACACGCCCGCGCGCAGGTTCGTCGGGTTGGCGATCACGCGGTTCGCCGTCACCGCCCAGGTGCACACCCGGTGCACGTCGAAGTCCGGGGTAAAATCGCCCGCGCCGGAAATCGCCACCGGGGCCAGCGCATCCGCGATCCGCCGCGGCGTCACCAGCCCCGTGCCCGTCAGGTCGGCCAGCGCCGCCGCCGTGGCCTCGTCGCTCTCGTAGAGATCGCCGAGGCTCACCACCCGGTTGAGCTGCGCGGTCGTCGCGGTCACGCCGTCCAGCTTGTTCACCTCGGCCGCGCTCGCCGTCACCCCAAGCGCCGCCAGCGTGGCCGCGCCGCCGAGCCGCTCCCAATTCGTCGCGTCCGTGCTCGGGTCGCCGGTCTCGCCGGAATGTGTCAGCTTCGCCCGGTAGGTCTGGAAATTCACCGGGCTCCACACCGCATCGCCCGCCGTGTAGCTCGCCGCGCTCACCCAGGCCGAGGCGCCGGCGGTCAGGGCAGCGGCGTCGCGGGCCGTTTCGGCGGCAGCGGCGGAGGCCGCGGCGTCGTCGGCGTGGCCCTCGGCGGCCGTCTTCTCGGATTCCGCGTCGAGCACGTCCTGCGCGATGTCGGCCACGCGGTCGGCCACCCAGGAAAACGCGCTGTTGAGATCGGGCAGCTCCGCGTCGAGCCATGCCAGGTACGCGTCGTTGTCGCTGTCGAACGTCGCCGGGCGCGTGGTGCTGGGCACCGCCGTGGGCAGCGTGATCACCGGGGTCGTCATACGAAGCTCTCCACTCTGAGGTTGGCGGTGGTTTCGACGTGATCCTGCATCACCACCCGGAAGTCCTTGCGCATCCCGTAGACCGCGAGGCCGGGCAGGGGCGCGGCAGGGCGCGTGATGTATACCGCCTCGGTCTCGGCAAGCCCGCCGAGCAGATCCCACCAGCGCTCAACCGCGGCGGTGGGCATCGCCACCGGCAGGTCGAGCACCTTGCTCACCGGGCCCTTGACGATGGCGTCGAACGTGCCGTCGGCAGCCTGCGTGACGCGCCCGAAGCTGCGATCGGTCAGCTCGGTAGACCAGCGCACCTCGAGCCCCTTGAGCAATCGGCCGGGCAGGATGCGCCCCACCCTGGCGGTGCCGCCCGGGTTCGAGATCGTGAGCGTGAGCGCGGCGCCCTTCACCGGCGGCAGCTCTTCGAGGAAGAGCGCGCGGGAGCGGGTGCGTAGCGGCTCGAAGTGATAGGACGTGAAATCCACGATGGGGGCGCGGTCCACCGTGTCGACGGTCTGATCCCAGATCAGCGTCGCGCCGTCGCGCACCTCCAGCGTGACCGTCGCCGCCTCGAGCCCGAAGAGGGCAAGGCCGGTGATGCGCTCCGGATAGGTGAGCTCGTACTCGATCGAGCCCGCTGCCTCGGCCACGTGGCTGAGCCCCACCTCGAAGGGCCGCCAGCGGTTCGTCGGGCCCTCGTCGAACCACACCGGCGGCACCTCGGGCTCCAGCGGGCTCGAGCCGATGTTGCCGTCGGTCAGCGAGGAATACACCCGATGCTCCGCCGCGATCATCGCAAGATCGCCGGTGTCGTAGGTGGTGCCGGAGGCCCATTCGGTCGCGTCGTCTTCCGCGATGGTCGAGCTCACGAGGTTCGCGTCGAGCGTGGGCTCGGGTTTCAGTATCCAGAAGCTCATCAGCTGCGCTCCGGCGGCAGGCCCGCCACGTCGAATGCCTCGAGGATGTCCCGGGTGTCCTGCGCGTGGCGGGTGCGCTGCGCCGCCATTTGCTCGAGCCGGCCGAGCCGCGCCCCCATGTCCGCGCGCATGGCCGCCACCTCGGTGACCACGCCATCCGAGCCCAGCAGCTTGCGGGTGTCGTCGCGGCTGTAGTACCGCGCCGGCCCCTCGAGGCGGGCCTCGATGCCCTGCTCGCCCACGATGCTGAGCGCACCGGCCCGCAGGCCAGGCGCGAAACCGCCGGTCGCGAAGCGCCGGGTCGCGAGGCTTGCGTCGCTGAACCGCGCCGAGGTCGGGGTGATCCCGCGGGCGGCGAGGACATGGCCGATGGCCTGCACGATCTGCGTGCCCGTGCGCCCGGCGGTGCTCACGCCCGCCGCCGAGGCGCCCTGCAGGATCTCCGATGCCGTGTCGTACACCCAGCGGCCGTCCACGCTCGGGGCGCCCACGGCCGCGAGCACCCCGCTGTAAATCGTGGAGTTCGGGGGCGCCCCATCGTTGCGGCCGGCGCCCGCAGTGCTGCCCCCCGAGGTGCCGACCGAGGGGTCGGATCCGCCTGAAACGCTGGTGCTGAAACCTTGGTTGAGCGCGCTCAGCAGCGCTTCCTTCATGATGTTCGTCGCCTGCACCTGGCTCGAAATGGCGGAGACGGTGGCGGTACGGCCCGAGTCCACCGCGGTGCGCACCGTCGCCACCTCGTCGGCCACGTCCGTCATCCGGGCGAGTTGGGCGTCGAGCGCGGCGAGCTGCGCGTCGCGGCTTGCACCGGCCTGGGCGATCTGCGCCTCGAGAAGCTGCACCGTCTGCTCCTCGGTGGTCAGCTGCCCCTCGGTCTGGCCGAGCAGCTGCCCGATCAGCGCGGAGGTGCGCGCGAAGTCCCGGCGATAGTCGGTCAGGCTCTGGAAGAGATCCTCCGAAGGCTCGGCCACCACGTCCAGCGCGTCGCGCAGCGCCTCCACATCGTCGATCCGCCCGGCGGCGCGGAAGCCTTCCAGCGTGGCCCGAGCCGCGGCCAGCGCGGCGCGCTGCGCCTCTTCCGGCGCGGCGCGGGCACCCGCGGCAGCCGAAAGCGCGCCGAACGCGTCGCGCGTCGTCTGCACCCGCCCCTCGGCCGCGCCGAGCGCCTCCTGCAGCCCGTCGAGGATCGCATCGAAGTGCCCCTCGATCCGGGCGCGATCACGGTCGAGCCTGCGGCGAAGGTTGTCGGAGGTCCGCGTCGCCGAGCGCGAAACCGCCTGCTGGCTCGCCTGTGCGGTACGGGTCACGCTCGCGGTCTGGCGCGCCATGTCCTCGGCCACCGAGGCGGCGAGCTGCTCGAGGCTCACGAAGGCCGGGGCAAGCTGCATCACGCTCGCTGCCGCGGCCTCCTGCCCCGCGCTCATCAGCTCGTCAACGAGGGCGCGGAACTCCGCGCGCGTCGCCGGTATCGCGTTGACGCCAAGCTCGGTCAGGGTGCCCACCAGCGCGCGGGCCTGCGTGTCCAGGCGCTCCGCCGCGGTGTAGAAGTTCTCGAAGAAGAACCCGGTCACCTGCTGGAAATCCTGCAGCGTCCCGAAGAGCTGCACGAAGCTCGAGGCGGCGTTGGCGCCCTCGAGCGAGACGTTGCGCAGCTCGAAGCCGAGCGCGGCGGAAACCTCGTTGACGGCGGTCAGGTCGCCCGCGAGCCGCGCAAGCGTGGCGCCGGCCGTTTCGCCCGGGCGCGCGAACGCCTCGGTGCCGAGCACGAGATCGGCCATGGCATCGGTCGCGCGGCCCAGCTCCGCGTCGAGCGCCGCGAGCGCCTCGCTTTCGCTGAGGCCCTTGGTGCTCACCTTGAACTTGAAGGTGAAATCCTCGAGCGCCGCGCTGCCCTCGCCCACCTGCGCGGCCATCGCTTCCACGTCGGCGCGCATCCGGTCGAATGCGTCGCCGAGCGGGCCGGCGATCTCGTCTTCCAGCGCCTTCGAAGATCCGCCTTTAAGCAGGCCGAAGAAACGCGAGGTTTTCTGGAAGCGCTCGCCGGTAAAACCGTCGGGGCCGAACTGGCCCTTGATCCCACTGTCGGTGATCCTCTTGGCGAATGCCTGCCCGAGGAACTGCGCCGCGCCGATCAGCGGCACCGCGGCCGAAAGCGTGCTACCGAGCGCCTTGAGGCCGCCGCCGGAGAAGAGCGAGCCGAGCCCGCTCGTCACGCCGCCGAGGGCCTTGCCGAGCCCGCCGGTGATGGCCGAGAGCCCGCCGCCCGAAAGCGCGTCCTTGAACATGCCGGAAAGCGCCTGCGTACCTTGCGTGCGCAGGTCGTCGAAGAAACCCCGGAAGCCGCCGCGCAGGTTGCCCGCCGCGAGCTGGTCGACAAGGCTGTCAAGCGAGCCCTTGATGCCGTCACTGGCTGCAGCGCCAAGCGCCTCGCCGAGGCTGCGCGCGGCGGCAAGCGCCTCGGGCGTGCTGCGATCGATGCCCACCACGAGACCCTGCACCGTGTCGTCGCCGATCTCGGCGAAGACGCGACTGGGCGATTGAATGCCGAGGGCGTCCTTGGCCCACCCGGTGATGTTGTCGCCAAGCCCGCGCACCGAGTCCCGCAGTTCCGTCGCCTTGCGCGCGAGGCCCGCCTTGATCCCGTCGATCAGCTGCGTGCCGATCTCCAGGGCACCCTGGTAGAGATCGCGGCCGAGGTCAGCGAGCGCCTCGGGGATGCCCGCGAGCCACCCCTTGAATTGCTGCACTGCCTCTTTCGTGCGCGTCTCGAGTGCCGTCCAGGCGTTGCGCACCGTTTCGGAGACCGTCTCAAAGGTTTCTGTCACCTTGTCCCAGTTGGCAATGACGAGCGCCGCGGCGGCAGCGACACCGGCAATGGCAAGGCCGATCGGGCCCGTGAAAAGCGCCAGGATCGGCGCGAGAGCCGCGATGCTCTTCACCACCAGTCCAGCCGCCACCAGCAGCGGGCCCACCGCCGCGGCCACGGCCCCGGCGCCTACCACCCATCTTTGCACGTCCGGGTCGAGCTGCTGGAAGGCTTCGGCTGCGCTTTGCACGCCGCGGGCGAGATCGGCCATCACCGGCAGCACGATCGCGCCGATGTCCTCCAGCGCGTCGCCGATGGCGTTGAGCGATTGCGTGATCGCGCCGCTGTCGAGCTCGGCCAGGGCTCGCGCCTGCCCGGCATACTGCCTCTCCAGCTCCGCGAGGATCGCGGCCTGTGCGCCCGCCACGTCTCCGGCCTCGGCCATGGCGCGGATCTGATCTTCCTGCTGCTCGGTGAAGCTCACGCCAACGCGAGTGAGCGCGGTAATTCCCTCCACCGGCTCGTTGAGCGCCTTGCCGAGCTGGATCGTCGAGCTTTGCAGGTCGGTGCCGAGCCGCGCGGAAAGATCGAGCGCCGCCTGCTGGGCCCGCTCGAACACCTCGCCCTGTACGTTGCCGAAGGTGAGAAGGTTTGCCGTCACCTTGCCGAGGATTTCCTCGTCGCCGAAGAGGCTTTCGCGCTGGAGCTGCGACGCCATCTCCTGCAGGCGCTGCGACGTGAAGCCGGCGGTCTCGCCCATGGATTGCAGGGCGGCGTTGACACCTGCCACGGCGCGTTCCTGGTCGCGCGCGGCGGCCACCGATTTCGCCGCCACGCCGGCCAGCGGTGCGGTGATCGCGAGCGAGAGCGTGCGGCCCGTGTTCTGGAGCGCGCGGGCCTGCCCCTCCATGCTCTTCTGAAACCGCGCCATGCGGCGCTCGGCCTCGGTCACGCCCTTCTCGAAGGCCGCCGAATCCATGCCGAGCACCACCCGAAGGGCGCCGATGATCGCGTTACTCATGCACGGTGCCTCCCAGGGCCAGCGTCGTCGCGCGGAGCCGCGCGAAGAGCTCCTCGTCTGTCATCTCCGGGCGGCGTCGGCCCCGGCCGCGTTCGGCCAAGGGCACGTAATCCGGAAACTTCTTGGGGTTGTTCACGCCCACGGCTACGAGCCGGGCCGTCTCCCAGGCGATCTGCGCGGCCATCTCCGCGTCCGTCTCCCGCAGGCGCGCGGCGCCGCGCAGCACGATCTGCGCCTCCCGCGGTGTCACCCGCCAGAACCGCTCGGCCGGCTGCCCGGCGGCCACCCATGCCTCTAGTTCGCCCGCCCAGCCTTGCGGGCCGGCGCCGCCCCGTTTCCCGAGGCCGGCTCCTGTGCCGCCGTTTCAGCCTGCGCGCCGAGGAAGGCGCGCTCGATCAGCGGCATCGCGGCAGGCAGCCCGCCGAGGGCGCCGATCAGGTTGCCGGCGGCGCGCTGGTCGATCTCGGGGTGATGCTCCACCAGCCCGGCCCAGAACATGGTCCGCGCATCGCGAACCCGCAGGCCGGCCGGATCGGACATGCGCTTCACGAACTCGGTCATTCCGAAGCCGCTGGCCTCTTCGAGTTCGCAAAGCGCGTTGAAGGTGTATTGCAGGCGCCACGTGGCGCCGTCGGCCTCGAAGGTCACGAGGCCGCGGGGATTGTCCGTCATGCGGATCTCCGGGTCGGGGGTGTGAAGGAAGGCCGGGGGCGCGGGCTACGCCCCCGGCGAGGCGTCAGGCCGCGACCGCCGCGGTAAAGGTCGGTTTGCCGGATATCTTGAGCGACAGCTCCACCGCGAAGAACTCGCCGAGTTCCGTCTGGTGCGTCACCGTCGCGATGCCCTGGAAGCCATACTTCGGGCCAGTGAACCCGGCCTTGTTCCACTCCCATTCGAGATACATCAGCGTGCCGGCCATCGCGTCGTCGATCAGGTCGGTGTACTGCTGCGAAGTCGGGTCGATGAACACGGTGTTCGTCACCTCGCCGGGGTCGATCAGCCCCGCGCGGAACACGCGGTAGCCGCCCTCGGTGCCCTGGTGCGTCCCGTCCTTGATCTCGGGCTGAACGTTCGGCGGGCTGGGCGCGGTCGAGTAGCCCAGGTCGGTGAGCGTGCCCTGCGCGGTGCCGTCGTCGCTCCGCTTGAGCGTGATGCCCGTGTTGATCTGAAGATGATCGGTCATGCTGCTGTCTCCTCAAGCCAGACCACGTTGATGTCGACGCTGCCGCGGTGGAGCCTGCCCACCGGGCCCGCCTCTTCGGTGCCCATGTCTCTCGTCTGCTCGATGGTCACCCGCTGCAGGCTCTGGCCCGCCAGCGTTCCTGAATATCCGTCGACCGCCCCGGCGGCAGCGCCGCGCAGGGCGATCATCTTGCCGTAACTCTCCGCCCAGACATCGATCTGCACCCGGGCCCGGTTCACGCCGCCGTTCCCGCCCTGGTGATACGTCGGCGAGTCGCCGATCACCTGCAGGATCACGAAAGGCGCGGCGGTTACCTCCGCCGGCAACAGACCCCAGTGCACGCGACCGCCAGCGAGCCCCTCCACACCGGGCGCGTTCATGATCAGCTCGGTCAGCGCCTGGTGCATCGCCCTACCGCCCGCCCTTGGCCGCGCGGCGCCGGGCCCGCACCACGGCGCGCTCCACGTCGGCGGCCAGCTCTTCCGTCACCGTGCGCAGGGCGTCGCGCTTGTGCGCATCCCAGGCCGGGCGCAGGTGCGGCTCGGCCGCCTGGTGGGCGTTGCCGAACTCGGTCTGCACGCCCTGCTGAGCGCCCTCCTGCCCGGGGCCCACGAACACCTCGACGGGGCTCACCTTCGGCGAAACCGCGCGCTGCCGCTTGGTCAGGCGCGTGCCCACGCCGTAACTGCGCTTCAGGGCGCCGGTGCGCTCCGGTGCGTTGGCGCGCCCGGCGTCCGCGATCGGCTGGGCGGCCTTCTTGAGCACCCGGCGCGCGGCCGCCTTAGCCGAAACGGCCTTGAGTTCCATCATGGCCCGCTCGATGTCGCGCAGACCCTCGATCCGCATCTTCATGGCGCAACCGCCTCGCCGCGCCGGGCCGTCACCTCGAGGAAACGGCGCGGTGGCGTGGCCACCTCCTTGATCCCCTCGATGTCCCAGGCATATCCGTCGTGCACGATCCGGTCGGAGGTGCGGATGCCACGCGAGGCCGGCGAGCTGCGCAGCACGAACCGCGCCACCACCCCGCTTACCTCGCGACCGGCAGCCAGCCGCTCCGCATCCGACTGGTCGCGCCGCCGCGCCCAGAACGACGCGAGCGGCTGCCAGTCGTGCCCCGGCTCGTTGAGCCGGTTGCGGGTTTCCCGGCGGCGCTCGACGCTCACGCGCCGGTCGAGAACTCCCGCGCCGGTCATCAGGCCACCCACCGAACCCGATGCCCGGCGCAGAGAGCCTCCACCCCGAAGGGCAGATCGGTCGCGCCGCCGGGCGTCACCGCCTCGCGATGCGCGTACCAATGCGCGACGAGGAGCCGCTGCGCGTGCACGAGCTCTGCTGGCACATCCGCAGCGGCGGCCGCGCCGGTGGTGAACGTCACCACCGCATGGCCCTCGGCGGGCCACGCCGCAGGGGCCCGGCGCAGCGAGGCGCCCGTGCGCGTTGCGATTACCGTGATCTCGGCGAGGTCAAGCACGGTCACCGTGCCGTCGACAGCACGCAGGCTCACCGCCGTGACTTCCGTCACCGGCGGCCAGCCGATACCGATGACTTCCGAACCCGCGGCGGCCTCGAGATCGATCTCCGCGCGGAAGCCCTGCGCGAGCAGCGCGCGCCCGGTGATCTGCTCGATCAGCGCAACGCCGGCCGCCATCAGGCTGGTGAGCAGCGCATCGCTGTAGTCGCCGTCGACGGCGCACACCTCGCGTGCTTCCTCGATGCTCAGAGGCCCCGCGGCGGGCGGTGTGACGCGCTCGTAGCTGATCACCGGGCCGCCTCCTCCGCGGGGCGGCGGGGCACCGCGCGCTCCGGCCGCGACCGCCGCACCGGGGCGGCGATCCCTGCCGCGAGCAGCGCGCGGGCACGCGACACCTCCATCGCGAGCACGGTGTTGGCCCGGTAGCGGCCATGCGGCCGCAAAAGGCGCACGGTGAGCAGCATCAGCCCGCGCTCAGCGTCAGAACGCCGCTGTTCGCCCAAAGCGCGCCGGCCTTCGCCGGGTCGCTCGTGGGCAGGCCAGTGATCACCACGTCGGTGCCGTCCACGGTGAGCGCGACATCCGCGCCCAGTTCCAGGGAGCCACCGTCCTCGATCACCAGCTTGTCGCCGCCCTGCGGGCGGGAAACCTTCACGTTTGCCATCTCGGCCTCCGTTGGTTGGAATGGATCGGGGGCCCCGAAGGGCCCCCGTCAGGCTCACGCCATCAGGATGTGCTTCACCGCGGTGGTGTCCGCGAGTTCGCCGTCGAGCCGGATGTACCCGGCCATGCCGAACCCGGGCCAGAAGTCCTTGTCCTGGATCGCGGCGATCAGCGGCGAGCCGACCTTGCGCACGTAGTATTTGCCGAAATCGCCGAAGATGATCGGCTTGAGGCCGGTGGTCATGGCGGGCATCGCCTGGTTGACGATGTAGCGCCGGCCGAGGATCGTGGCCGGAACGCCGTCGCGCACGTTGCCCTGCTGCCAGATGTACTGACCGTCACCGTCTTTCAGCTTGCGCAGCGCCGCCAGCGTCGAGTCGTTGAACATGAACGCGACCCGCGGCGCGCCGCGATAGGCCGGGTTCACCGAGTGCTCGAGGTCCATCAGCTCGTCGATGGTCACCGCGGCCGTCGCCGCGGCATCGACGCCCTTGGTCGAGGCGGTCACGATGCCGTTCGGATCGCCGGTGCCGTCGCCCACGGTCAGCTCGAGGTTCGCGCGGCGCGCCAGCCGCTCGCCCAAGAGGCCGCCGATGATCGTCTCCATGTTGAACACGGAATCGTCCACCAGTTCCCTCGAGATGCGCAGCCATTCCGTGTTGAAGGCGTAGGCGTCGAGTTCCTTCTGCCCGAAGGTGGCGTCGCTGCCGCCGTCGTCGGTCAGCGTCGCACCCTCGGTGTGCTTCACCACGACGCTCGAGGTGTCGTCGATGGTCGGCATCCTGATCTTGCCGCCGCCCGTCGTCACGATCTCCGAGGTCACGCCGGGGTCGTACATCGGCCCGTGCATCACCATCGTCTGAACGAGGATCTGCGCCAGCGTTTCCGGAACGGTGTAGCCGCCGGCGCTGTCGGTCGTGGTCTGCGCGCGGCTTTCCACCGCCGAATAGCCGGCGCGGAGCGCGCCGCGCATCTCGTCCGGCATCGAGCCGAGATCGCCGCCCGCGCGAAGGTAGGCGTGGAACGCGGAGCGGTAGTCGGGCCGGTCATCCTCCTGGACGCCGCGGGCCTCGCCCGGCGCGCCGGGGCGGCGCGGGTCGGCGGCTTCCTCGGCAGCCCGCTCGGCGCGCTCGAGGCGCTCCAGTCGCTCGGCGCGGGCGCCGAGAGCGTCGTGCTCGGCCATCATCGCGTCGAACTCTCGCTCGATCTCCTTGGCGCGCTCCTCGGGGGTGTCGTCGTTGATCTCGTCGAACTTGGCGCGCGCCTGCGTGGCGATCCGCGCCTGCTGCTCGCGCAGCTCGATGATCTGGCTCGTCGGCATGGGGCTGTCTCCTTCTTGCCGGTCCATGAAAAAGGCCGCCCGAAGGCGGCCTGCTCGATAGGCTGTCGGCGCGGTGCCTCAGCCGTTCTCCCGCGCGCTGGCGAGGTAACTCTGCTTCATCCGCAGCCGGGCGCGCACGGCCGAGAAATTGGCGGCGCGCCGTTCGCGGCGGAAATCTTCGAGGCTGCGAAGCGCGATCTCGGTGCCGGCATAGGCGGGCGTCGTGACAATCGACACGTCATGCAGGCGGGCCTGCAGGATACGTCGGAGCGGCACCTCGTCGGTGTCGTCCCATTCCTGCCTCTCCGGCCAGAACGCGAAGCTCATCTTGTCGAGGTCACCACGCTGCATCTTGTGGTAGATCCGCTGCACGTCGGGGTCGTTCTCCGCCAGCTCGGCGCGCATCTTGAGGCCGCGGCTGTCCTCCTCGAGGCTCAGCGTGCGCGAACGCGTCCGCGCCATCACGGTGCTGTCGTCGTGGTTGTAGACGAACACCACGTCATCACCCCGGCCGAGGCTGTCGGCGAAAGCGCCGGGCGCGATGGCCTCGCGGAAGTAACCTCCGATATCCGTCTCCTGGTCGAAAACGGCCGCGTATCCTTCGACGACGATCGCGTCGCCCTCGGCTCGCACTTCCGCCGGCAGGCGAACGAACCGGCCCCTTGCCTCGAACTCAGGCATCGCCTTCGTCCTCCTGTGATTGTCCATCGTCCTGTCCCTCTTCGCCAGCGCCCGCGCCGGCACCTCCGACCGCCGTGATCGGCACGGTGGCGCCCTGGATCATCAGGCTGTCGCCACCTTCGAGCGGCGGGCGGTTTTCCAGCTGGCGCGCCTCGTTCGGCGTTTCGATGCCGTTCTGGATCGCTTGCGCGTGGCCCTCCATGCGCGTTTTGAAGTCGCCGCGCAGAAGCCCGTCGACGTTGAACTCGCAGAACTGCCGGCCGCCCCGGCCGAAGAGCTTGAGATTGAGCTCCTGCTCGATCTGCTCGAGCCACCGGCGCAGCGTGTGCTTTACCAGCTGCAGATCCTGCTGCTCGGTGTTCGAATAGGTGCCGCGCGTCAGATCCTGCAGGAAGACCGGCGGCAGGCTGTAGACGCGGGCGATCTCCTCGACGGCGAAACGCTTGATGGCCTCGAGTTGGCCCTGCTCCGGGTTTGCGCCGATCTGCTTGATATCAAGGCCCTGCGGCAGCGTCAGCGCCATGCGGCGATCCTTTGCCGCCGAAGAGATCGCGGCCTCGAAATCCTCGGCCGCCCGCTGCAGCGCCGTCGTCGTTTGGAAATTGCCGGTCACGGCGAAGGGCGGCACCCCGCCGTTGCTGAAATACCGGGCCCCGTAGTTCGCGGCCGCGATCGAAAGCGCCACCGCCTCGCGGCAGGTCATGATCGGCGAGCGGGCGCTCAGCCCGTCGCTCTTGAGCATGTAGGTCAGGTCGAGCACCTCGGCGGCCTCGTACCTGAGCTGGCGCTTTCCCTCTTGGTAGTAGTAGCGGGTGCGCAGCGCACCCTCGATCCACTCCCGCTTGACCGTCACTTTCGCGGGGTCCAGCGGCCACAGGTTGATCACGCGGCCGTTCGCGTTCCGCTCGATGAACGTCACGCCGCGGCCGCCGGTGAGAACCGCCTCCATCCAGCTCTTGCGCCACGCGTAGCTTGTCGTCTCCGGGTTCACGGCGCCGTGCAGGATCTGCGCCACGCCCGCCCGCTGGCGCGTGCGGCTGCCGTCGGCGTCGCGCCGATAGGTGTGGAGCGGCAGCCCGGCCACGGTCGCCGCGATGAAGTTGACGGCCGCGAAGACCGCGGGAACGCCGAGCGCGGCGTCGATCGTTACGGTGACGCCCGACTCGCTTTTGCCGAAGATCGAGTCGAGCCCGAGGATCTGCACCAGCCGCGGTTCGCTCTGCGCCGCCGTGAACGGCGCCTGCGCGCGCGACTCGCGCCGCTTGAACAGTCGGCCCAGCATCAGGCGGTCATCCTGTAGCCGGGGTCGAGATCCCAGGGCGTCGGCACGCCTCCCGCGGCGGCCGGGTTGAGGTCCATGAGCATCGCCGCGTTGAAGAGCGCCACCAGCGCGTCGATCTTCGCCGTGCCGGCCCGCTCTTTCGTAATGAACACGTTGTTCCCCCTCAGTTCGGCCTTGGCGTTCGCCACGCACCACCGCATCAGCGCCTGATCGGAATGGGCCAGCGTTCCGTCGAAGAGCCGCCGCTCGAGCCCCTTGATCGCGCCTGAGAGCTTGTAGCCTTGGCCCACGCCCATGATCTGGTCCTCCGCGAACCCGCGGGTGAGCAGTTCGTCGACCAGCGCCGCCACGCCCCACGGGTCGAGGCCGATTGCCCGCGCGTCGGGCAGCAGGTCCGCGTCGCGAAGCCGCTCGCAGATATCCGCGGCGGCTGCGACATGCGCGTGCGCCGTTTCGGTGATCGTCACCTCGCCGGCCGCCTCGAGGTCGCGCAGCAGCGGCGCGATCTCCTTGCGCTGCGCCAGCGCGGCCGAGGTGCACCACGCGGTCGACCAGGTAAGCCAGCGCCGGCTTCCGCTTTCGCGGCCGATCACAGACAGGCCGAAGAGATCGTCGGCGCCGCCCACGTCCGCGCCAACGACAGCCACCTCGCTCCGCTCGATCAGCGCGGCGAGCGAAAGCGCGGGATCGGCGGTGGCCTGCCAGTAATCGGCGCCGACCCACCGCTCCGCGTGCAGCGCCATGCCGACTTCGACATTGAGGTGCTGCGTCGCCCAGGCGATCAGCTCCTGCGGCCCGTCGGCTTCCGCGCGCTTGTACGCCGACACCAGCCGGTCCAGCGTGATCGAGCGACCGAGGTTCGGCGTCACCATTGCCCAGGTTTCCGGCTCGCGCCACGGCTGCGCGTCGTCGCGCTGCATTTCTTCTGGGAACTCGTAAAGCACCGGCAGCGTGCGCACCTCCGCGCCGGCTACCCGTCCATCGCGCACGCCGCGCGCGTACTGCAGTTCCGAGCGGAACACCCCGGCCGGCGGGTGGTCCGATTGCGTCGTGATCATCACCAGCAGCGATTCCGGAAACGGCAGCATCCCGCCGCGCACCTGGCGCAGCACATCCTCCGCGCCCGCCTTCGAGCCCAAGATGTGCACCTCGTCGATCAGGCAGAAGATCGGCTTGCACCCGGTGAGCACGTCCATGCCGAACGTCCGGATCATGAGCCGGGCCCCGGTCACCCGGTCGACGATCGTGCGCAGATGGTCGCGCACGTGAAAGCGATCCTGCAAGAAGCCTTCCGGGTCGGCCTGGATCATGCCGGCCGCCTGGGCGAAGGCGGTGTCGGCGATTTTCTGCGTCGGGCCGATGATCAGGAGGTCGGCGTTCCGCCGCTCGTTGAGCAACATGAACACCAGCGCCAGCGCGGCCGAGCTCGTCGTCTTCGAGTTCTTCTTCGGCACCAGCACGAACACTTCGCCGACGCCGCGCTCGATGCCTTGCGCGGTGCGCTTCTCCGAGCCGAACACGGCTCGCACGATGGCCCGCACCCAGTCTCCGGCCGCCTCGGCAAGCGGCGGCTGGCCCGGCACGTCCGGGAGACGCAGCATGTCGAACACGCCCACGGCGCGGTCGGCGCGGCGGCGGTCGAGCGCCAGGTCGGCGATTGGCGGCGCACCTCGCTCGAGGCGCTCGGCCCAGTCCGTGCAGGCGAAATCCAGCGCCATCAGTGCACCTGTTCCTCGGGCGGCAACAGCTCGCCCCAGCTTCCCGCGGGCTTCCGCGCGCGCTCGGCCGTGCGCGCCTTCTTGCCTTCGGGTTTCGGTTTCTTCGCCGGCTTCGGCAGCCGGTCGATCTCGGCCTGGTCCGCGATCGAGCGCAACTCCTTCATCGCCGAGACATTGCCCGCGTCGGCTGCGGCCGAAAGCTGCAGGAGCGTTCGGCCCTTGACTTCGGCCGCGGCCATTTCACGAGCGTGGGCCACGTTGATCTTGCCGGAAGCGAAATAATGCTTGCGCAGCGTCGGCACCGATATCCCGATCTCCTCTGCGATGCGCGGCAGCGTCCACTTGGCCACCAGCAAAAGCCTGATCTTGTTCGCGTTTTCCGCGGTCGGCACATGGTCGTTGCGCCCGGGCTTACCCCGGTTTAACGGCAACGGCTCTCCGAACAGGTCAAACTCACGGCCCAAGAAAAAAAACTCCGAATGAGAGATCGGAAGAGCG